GTATTTGTTCATGAATACTAACTGAGTATTAGGTTTTGAATACTAATAAAAGTATTACCTTATGAATACTGACTACGTTACTATTCTTCAGCAAGTTTGGCGAAGTATGATAGTGCGTCATCCTCTTCTTCTGCTACAGCAGGAGTTGGTTTTGATACAGCAGCAGTTACTAACTCTTCTGCTTCTCCACGATCAATATCCTCTTCTTCAAACTGTGGTGCAGCGGACTTCTTATTTCCAAGAACATAATCTAGACGAGTCTTTAACTCATCATATGTCTTGAACTGGTCTGGTGCAACAATCTCAGCAAGTGAGAACTGTTTTTTCCAGAGTGATTCCATTGCATCATCATCGTTAAGTAAAGGACTTTGTGCAGCAAATTCAGAACTATCATAGTTTCTGTATCCTGCTACGTTCTTTGCCTTTAACTTGAAGTTTGCACCTTGCCAGAAATCGAATGGATCGATTGCTTCCTCATCTTCAAACTCAGGTTGCATTGCTGCAGTAAGTTTGTCAAAGATTTTCTTTCCATACTTGTATAGAAATACTTTACCTTCGTTCTCAGGATTAGCAGGGTCTTTCACAACATAGATGTTAGATACGTAAGTTAACTTACGCTTCTGTTTTCTTGCTGTTTCTTTTCCAGCGTCAGTACCGTTATTCCAGAGTAAAGAGTTATACTCAGAAACAGGGTCTTTTTGTCCAAGTGTAGTGAGTGAGTTCTCAATAAACCATCCACCAGGACCTTGGAATGCGTGAGAATATAGTTTTACAAATGGTAAATCTTCACCTTCGGGTGCAGGTAGAAATCTGATAACAGCATAACCGTTACCGCTTTTGTCTACATCTAACTTCCAGATACGGTCATCAGTGTTACCGCCCGTGTTGTTCATCTTCTCGACTTCTTTTACTAACTTTGCAGTAAGTGAGCCAAGTTTAGATTGTTTTTTTAGGTCTTTAAAAGACATTTGGATACCTCGGATAAATTGGATACGTTGGATAATTGGATTATATCAGATAAGTTCTTAAGAGTCAAGCTGTGTCTTAAGATTGTCAATTGTGTTTGACATTCCAGAGAATAATAATGACATATCAGTTCCTTCTGGAAAACCAAGAAGTCGAACTGATTGTTCTAAGTGCTCCTTTAACTCAATTGCCTCTGGATCTTTTGATAAACTAATGCGTGTATACATTAATTTTTGTTTTTCTAAAAGATTTGTAAGTTTATCAATATGTTCAAGTTTGTCTTGACGACTCATAGTGCCAAATTTGAAGGCATTCTGATATATCTCGGTCTGTAAACCATGTATATCTTCTAGTCCTTCTTTGACTAATTCAGAATCAAAAAATTCACTCATTAATAATTTCCCTTAAGATTTTTTTAAATTGGAACACATTTATATTTAGGAAAGGTTTATATTTCTTTATTTTTAGACTAACTGTTTCCCAAACAGGATCATGTAATTTTTTATCAAATATTTCTGAAAATTGAAATATGATATCAAATATAACAAATGTCTCTAAAGTTATATCACCACCTAAAAATCTTTTTAAGATTACTGGATGTCCTTTCTTACACTCTAATATCTTATCTAAACTATCATTACCAAGCAATTCGTTAGATTGCTCCTTAAAGATATAAGACATACTTTGTTGTCTTCTCATCCAATCAGAATAAGTTCTCTCCCCAGAATTTATTATCTCTCCTATCCACAAATTTTTTGGATTATCTGTGGTAACAAAGTTTGCCAATAAAAAATTGATAATCTCATCATCAGAATATTTTCTTGATGTTTTTTCAAACCAATACTTATCTTTTCTCTTGTTAAAAGAGGTAACTGTAGCACTGGATTTTCCACCATATCTAAAAAAATCATACTTATGATTCGTAAAATGATTTTTCATTGATAGATATGACTGATACGTTTCAAATGGTGTCACTTTCATCAACTTCTTCCATGTTACCAAGTTCTTCAATTGCATCAACGGGAACTTCAACTTCCCCAATGCGATACCAGTGTTGTTCAACACCGATACTGTCAGGTCTTACTCCAAGATATTCTAAATCTCGAAATGTATGTTCACGCAACATCGCTTGTAAACGATAGTGCATTAATTCAGATTGTGTGGGCATTATAAAGGTAATTTTGCTCTTGATGTAGGTTTCATAAAGTTAAGTCTCGTAGCATCCCACTTCAATCTTTCCTTCAGTGGTTTTGAGATTAACTTCGATACTGATTCTACCTCAATATTGTTAGTTTCGCAATAGTAGCAGATGGCATCGATATAATTGAAGTCTTGTTCTTCAGCAACAATCTTTTCGATCTCCATCGCAAATTTGGAAGGAGTCAAGAATTTGTTCTCGATTGCCTGTTCTAATTCTTTACTAGGTTCCATAGAGTTCCAGTTTATCTTGAACAAATTTGTTAATGTATTCTCCGAGGAGTTTGATGTACTTTGCTTTGTTGTATTCTTCATAGACGATGCATTCTCCATTTTCACAGGACATAATAATTACTAATTTTTTAACAGCGATACCTGTTAATTCATATAACATACAACCGTATGCCATACACTGGACAAAGTAATGTTCAATCCAGTCTTTTGGTTTAGGTTTCTTTGAAGTTTTAAAATCTATTATCGCCAACTCTCCCTCATACTCAGCAACGCAATCAACGGTGCCAGCAATTCCTAATTGCTTACTGTAGAGAGAACCCTCTAAAGCGTAAATATTATTTATATTACCAATTTTTTCCTTCGCAACGTTAAACAAAAAATTAGAAATCGGAGGAACCTTTGGAAGGCTCTCGTCATTTAATAAATGATGCTCAGTTAAAGTATGAAAATCAGTTCCACGGGTAGTGGCTGCCTTAGTAATACGATTTGCTTCTTCATCACCTACTTTTTTTCGCCAATTAATAAAGATTTCTTTATTAAAATGACTTGTAATAGATGTGATTGAAACTAATTTAATTAATTCATCTTCGTCGGGAACGGAGTAATAACGAACTCCATCAATCGTTTCCCTTTCTAATTTAGGAAGATCAATATCAACATGGTTAAACATTAAAGACCAATATCGAGTTTAGAAATAATATACTCTTTGACAAGTCCAGAACGAACTATATCATCAATACCAAACTCTATTATATCAAAAGAAGGCATTTTACGCAATATGTTGAGAAAATCATGTATGCCATTCCTGTCATTAGTTTTAACTAAATCAGTTTGACTTGCATCTCCACAGAAAATGATTCTACTGTTTTCACCTACACGAGTAATGATTGAGTCCAATTCGTGAAAATTTAGGTTTTGAAACTCATCAACTATTATAATCGCATTATCCAATGTGGTTCCACGAATAAACGATGTGCTCCAGAATTTTATGCTATCTTGTGCTTTAAGATTACCATAAAGCATCTCAAAATCAGCATCAGATGGCATTTGAAACATATATTTAACCATATTTTTATATGGTATCTGGTAAATATCTGCTTTATCCTCATGATCACCAGGCAAGAAACCTATTTCTCTAGTTGATACTAATGAACGCACCAAATATATTTTTTCATACGGATTAGATTCATCAAGTATATCTGCGAGTGCATTATACAAAGAAATAAATGTTTTGCCTGTCCCTGCGGTTCCATATGCTACAAGATGTTTATCCTGTGAATATGACTCAAAAAGTTTTTTTTGATTTAATAAAAAAGCCTCTGCCATCTGAATTGCTGAACTTGCAGGTGCGTAGAAAGCTGATCCATTTTTTAATAACTTCACGATTTCACCACCGCCCATTCTTGTTCGATCGACTATTTTTTCAATTTTTGAATAAGGGAATTTTTTAAGCTTTATAAAATCGATTAAAGGGACACCTCCTATTGTTGTGTAATTAATTAGAGGCACCATGTCATCTCCATGGCCTCCTAATACAAATGTTTCAACATCATTCACGGATACCTTCAAAGCATCTGATAAGAAGTATTTCATTCGGGAGGAGTCCAACACTCCCGCCATGCCCACACACATGTTTTTGGGTAGTTTGGAATATTTCTGGAGAACGTATACCATCGCATCTAGTGGGTTTGTAATACAAATAACAAATGCTTTAGGAGCATATTTTTTTATATCTAGTGCAATTTTTTTTATTATTTTTCCATTGATCTCGAGTAAATCATCTCTACTCATTCCAGGTTTACGGGGTAAGCCAGCAGTTATGATTATAACGTCAGATCCCTTCATTTTTGAAAAATCATTGGTACCTTCTATTGACCCTGTGAAACCTTCGACTGCTGATGATTGACTAAGGTCTAAAGCTTTTCCTTGAGGCATCCCGGTAACAACATCAATAAGTGTTATATTACCGAGTTTTTTTAAAGCTAATAAATGTGCGAGTGTGCCTCCAATATTTCCAGCACCAATTAATGATATTTTATTCACTTATTATCCATTTTGGATATTTCATGTTTTATTTCAGCTATCGCTTTAGCTGGATTTAATCCTTTCGGACAAGAGTTCGTGCAATTCATAATCGAATGACATCTATATAGTTTAAAACTATCATCTAATTCATTCAACCTTTCTTTTTTTTCTTCATCTCTACTATCTTGTATCCAGCGGTTTGCTTGAAGCAATACAGCTGGTCCTAAATATTTATCCTCGTTCCACCAATAACTAGGACAAGAGGTGCTACAAGAGAAACACATAACACATTCCCATTTACCATCCAACTTATCTCTATCTTCAACTGACTGTAAGTTTTCACGTTTATTATTTGGGGACTTTTTATTTAACCATGGTTTTATGGATTTAAATTGTTCAAATGCTTTTTTTAAATCAACCACTAGATCTTTTAAAACCTTCATATGAGGAAGAGGATAAATATTTATCTCATCAGAACACTCTTCTATATGTTTTTGACATGCAAGTGTATTTACTCCATCTATGTTCATTGCACATGATCCACAAACACCCTCTCTACAAGATTTTCTAAAAGTTAAACTTGGATCAACTTCAGCTTTAATTTTATTTAATATATCAAGAACCATTGTTCCTGCTTTAGCTACATCAATTTCAAATCGATCGATTTGAGGGGGAGTATTTTCATCACCAGACCACCTATAAACATTTATAATTCGGATATCATGATTTTGTTGAGATTGCTCGTCAATGAGATCGACATTAGAATAAGATTTTCCTTTAACTGGAACTGAGTTTTTTGGAAGAGTAAGTTGTACCATTTAATAAACCCTTACTTGTGGTTGGATGACAGAGATTTTATTACTCAGTGTAGTCATTCTCACTGGTCTATGAGTGACTTTATGATCAGTGACATCACCCCAAAAAAGAGTGTGTTTTAACCAATTTTCATCATCTCTGTCTGGAAAGTCCTCTCTAGCGTGAGCACCTCTACTTTCAGTTCTTTGCTCAGCAGAAACACCAACACTTCCAGCAACCTGCATTAAATTATGTAGTTCTAAAGCTTCAACTAAATCTGTATTAAAAACATCTGACTGGTCTTTAACTTTAATATGTTTCAAATCTTGTGACATCGAGGCTAATTCATCATTGCCTAATTTCAAAGTTTCACTTTCTCTGTAAACACCAAATCTTTTTTGAACAGTCTTTTGCATCCTCTCTCTTAGCTCACCGACTGAAACATCTCCTTTGTTACTTTTAATGGACTCTAATCTTTCTATGATAGAGTTTGTTTGCGACAGAGATGGGGTTCTCAATGACTCTTTGGTATCAATAACTTG